GGTGCCGGCCGCTCGGTAGTACGTGAAGAATGTTGCGTGTGTGGCCTCGACATTGTTATACCTGTCGAGTGCCTCGGCAAGCTCAGCGCCAAACCCTCTGAGCTTGATGGTGTCCCTGCGCCCGAATAAGTCAACGAGGCGGACGTGTTGGTGGTGGAATTGCGTTATCTTCTCGGTCTCCTTGTCGAGTGAGTATTCATACTCGAAGTCCCGAGGTGGCGTGGCTGCCAGGTCAGCGTAGTACGTGTGTGTTCCTGGTGGCGCGAATTCGTGTCGCAGGTTTCCTACGATTGTTGCGCCGACGATTTTCGCTACGTGCTTGTCGTACATTGTCACGTAGTCTACGTTGGCGTAATGCGCAACGAGGTCGCCGAAGTCAAGATCCAGCGTGTTCTTCAATGTACCGTGTACACGGCGTTGTGTGTGGCACGAGAAGTCCACACTATTTTTGAATTCTTCATTTTCTTCTTTTTTTGTTGTTTTTGTGGCGTCAGCCTTTTCCGGAATTTTTTTGTTGTTTTCTGTTTCCTCAATTTTTTTGTTTTTTTCTTTTTCTGATAGAAGGGTATAAGAAACGAGGATATATTTCACCGATGATACTAAAAACGTAGGTAGCCCCGCAGTGTCCAGCAACGGAGCCACTTGGCCTTGACTGGCCATCACTCCGCCGTCGGCGGAGCATCGGGCGCATCTCCGACACCCGCTCGGATGGGCGGCCCACTTGCCATCTCCAATGATGACGGTGCTAGAGCAGGGCGACTTGGCGGTGCACTGATAACCGTGCTGTAAAAATCCGACCTGCGCTGGAGCGGCACGATCGTTACAGTCGGTCTGTCACGCAACATCGTCGAAATCGCTTTCTGATACGCTGCTCTGTTGACTGTTATGACCGGCGCTGATGCAAAGCCAATGCGTTCAGGCCCACTGAACCACGTGAGTGCTTTCTTCCCTAGCTCGTACCCATACGTCACTTCACCGTACAGCGTTGGCAGCTCAATCCAGTGATTCGGTCTTCTGCGGATGTCTTTGGCATCGATCACAAAACGTGGTGCGACATCGCGTGGGTCATGGACGTAAATGAATCTTCCTGACGCATTGTCTGACCAGTTGTGGATACGTCTGTTCTCGAATGACGACGTGGCCACGAC